GATACTGCTCGTAATATCGAAAAGTTAAAGGAATATGGTGATGAACTTGGTCGGTTACAACGAGATTTTGACCTTGATGATAAGAGCACAATAGAAGATTATAAGAAGGCATGGTGGCGACGAGAAATTGATAATTTGGGTGTTGAACTCACGGATGACCAAAAAGAAAAACTGGTGCTTCGTTGGGCAATGGGTGATAAAAAAGCTATCGGGGTCAAAGATTTTGAAAACCCAGAAACCAAAAAGTGGTTCCGTACATTTGAAGGTGAACAATTGGACGATATGCAACGGATATGTGTTCGTCCTTTAGAAAAAGTATTCTTAAAAGTTGGTGTAGATACATTACGAAGAGTGACAAATTTATTGTCAGCAAACAACCCAGAAGCAAGAAAAAGTTTGCATCAAGAATTATTAACAGCTATCAAGTCTATCCGTGATACGGGTGATAGAAACCAACTTGCTATTTTACAAAAACAAATTGAACGGTTGGATGATTTAGGTATCAAAAATGTTGTCCCAAGTGAAGGGATTGTCTTTATGTATAACGGCAAACCTTATAAATTTACAGGTACTTTTGCACCCGTTAATCAAATTTTGGGGATGATGAAATTTGGACGAGGCAAGGCCAAAGAAGTAGAAGAACCAAAAGAAGAACCAACGAAAAAATCTGCGGAACAACCTAAAGCAGTAAAACCTATTTCTACTGGTGAAAAACGTACCGTCGCAATATTTACTGGTCGGTTCCAACCATTTCACGCCGGACATTATAGTATTTATCGTGCGTTGGTGAAGAAGTTTGGTGAAGATAATGTGTTTATAGCATCCAGTGATAAGACTGATGCAACCAAATCTCCGTTTAATTTTAATCAAAAGAAAGAAATTATGACGCAGATGTTTGATATTCCAGAAGATAAAGTAGTACAAGTGAAAAATCCATACGCACCATCGGAAATATTAAGCACCTTATCACCGAATACAGTATATGTCACCGCGGTCAGTCAAAAGGATTCGGAACGATTAACTGGTGGTAAATACTTTAAAAATTATAATGATGTTCCTGAAAAGAACAGAAAACCATACGAAGACCAGGGGTATTTTATTATTGCACCAGAAATGCAATTACAATTGAACGGAAAGAACATTAGTGGTACACAAGTTCGTGCAATTATGGGTAATCCAAAATTTACTGATCGAGCAAAGCAAGAAATCTTTACGAAGATTTATGGAAAGTTTGACCAAGATATATTTAAGAAAATTGTAAAAGTCACCACCGACTCGGAAGAAGCATTGAAATTGACACAGCAATATGGTGGTGACAAAGCAGAAAAACCAAAAATAACAAAAACAAAAAAACCTGTGGAACCAAAAAAATCAACCGCAGCAAAACAAAAACAACCACCAATACCAAAAGACCCATCGTTCTACAAACCAGGTGAAACTTGGGAAACCGAAGGTGGTAATTTTGGTGGTAAAAATAGAAAAAATCAAGTACGATATTTTAGTACACAAGACCGTGCAACCAAATTTGCAAAAAATTAAGAGGTTATTATGTCAAAAGAGAAAAATCAGCAAGCACTAAATGATACGCGTAGAAAAATTGCAGAAGTAATGAAAAAACAAGATTCCAAACTTACCTTTGGATGGACACCAACACAGGTGGAACGGCACGAGGGTGAAGTATGGGAAGATACCAACGGAAAGAAATGGACAAAGAAAAATGGATTAATACAATCTATTTCTAAACTGGATGGCATGAAAACTCCGTGGTGGTGTCCAAAATGTGGTACTCCGTTAAATGGTCATCATTTACGAGCATATAAGAAAGCTGGGCATTGTCATGAATGTATGTTAAAAGAAGAAATGGAGTTAAAAATTTCTGGTCGTTGGTTCCAAGCAATGGTCGAACGTGGTAAGCGTAGTCATATTGATTGGGTCAAGGATAGAATTCAAGAACTTCAAGATTATCACGACAATATATCACAACCAGAATTCATTCACGCCGATAATGAAAAAATTTTGATGATTGAAAAATGGAATGTAGATTTGGATACTGTCAAAAAAGATTTATTAGAAGAAATCAATAAGTTAAAAGAACATTTAACGAAAGTAGAGGCCGGAGAATTTGATGAGCAACCTAATAGTTAAGATAGTTATTATACTATCATTATTATTGTTTGGTAGTATGGCATACGAAAAATATACAAATACCAAAAATTCTATGGAACAATATATTGAGAAATATAATGCGTATAGAGAAAAGGTAGATTCTACAAATCGTATGGTGGATAGTTTAAAAACAATAATCACAGTAGAAGCCAATGAAGCACATGCGGCACAATCACGAGCTAATGTATTTTCCGATCAATCCAAAAAGGTTAAGGTAGAATTAAATAAATTGAAATCACAGACAGATAGCGTTCGCAAGGTTATTACCGATTCAACAGAAATGGCTCGGGTGATTATTCCAAAATTAGATTCAGTTATAGTCAAGCAGGATACTGTAATTGAACAACACAAAAATGAAATTTTTCATTTACGAGTAGCATTGGATAAAAAAGATACGGTCATTTCATTATTAACAATGAGCCGTGATAGTTTGCAAAAGGTCAGTAAGATATTACCACCAGCACCAAAAAATCCCGACAAAATGTTTGGTATTACGTTACCAAGTCGTACGACATCATTTATTGCAGGTACGTTGGTTGGTATAATAACGATTACTGCAATCAAACGGTAAATGTATGAATTCCTCGCAACAGTTACGTGATAGAATAAAAGAAGAGTATAAGAAATGTGCAATTGACCCCGCATATTTTTTATCCAAGTATTCATATATCCAACACCCTGTTCGTGGGCGGGTGTTGTTTGATTTATACCATTATCAAAAAAACGCTTTAAAAGATTTTCGTGATAATGATTACAATATTGTTTTAAAAGGTCGTCAAATCGGTATTTCTACATTGGTCGCAGGATATGCCCTGTGGTTATTATTATTTCATAACGATAAGAACATTTTAGTTATCGCAACCAAACAAGAAACCGCAAAGAACTTGGTGACCAAAGTACGGTTTATGCACCAAAATCTACCTGTGTGGTTACGAGGTAATTGTATAACCGACAATAAGTTGTCATTACAATTTGCCAACGGGTCACAAATTAAAGCAGTCGCATCGTCACCAGACGCCGGCCGTTCCGAAGCATTGTCCCTTCTTATTCTGGACGAAGCGGCATTCATTGATGACGCAGACATTATTTGGACCGCAGCATCCAGTACCTTATCAACGGGTGGTCAAGCAATATTACTTTCTACTCCAAATGGTGTGGGTAATTTCTTCCATAAAATGTGGCAACAAGCGGAAACCAAGACCAATAATTTTAACCCCATTTTATTGGATTGGCGAGTTCATCCAGAACGTGACCAAGCATGGCGTGACCGCCAAACGGAACTCATGGGTGAATTACAAGCATCCCAAGAACATGACGCATCATTCATCTTTTCAGGTAATACGGTCATTCCACCGGAAATTATTGAATTTTATAAAACTACATTCGTGCAAGAACCCATTACCAAAGGTGGATTTGACGGGAATTTATGGATATGGGAATATCCGATACCTGGAAAATCGTATATAGTTTCTGCTGACGTTGCCCGTGGTGATGGGGAAGATTATTCCTCATTCCATGTCATTGACGTAGAAACCTCAACCCAAGTCGCAGAATATAAGGGGAAGGTCGAAACCAAGCAGTTTGGGAATATGCTGGTGTCTATCGCAACCGAATATAACGATGCGTTACTTATCCCAGAAAATAGTTCTATAGGATGGAATGCCATTCAGCAAGTTATTGACCGCGGATATAAAAATCTCTTTTATATGTCCAAAGACTTACAATACGTGGACGTAGAACATCAAATAACGGGTAAATATCGGGCAGAGGAACGTGGTATGGTACCTGGGTTTAGTACTTCACAACGTACCCGTCCATTAATTATTGCACGATTAAAAGAATATATGTTAGAAAATAGTTTTACTATCAGGTCATCTCGTATGTGTGCCGAATTAGAAACCTTTATTTGGAAAAACGGTAGACCTGAAGCATTACAAGGGTATAATGATGATTTAACAATGGCATTGTGCATTGGTCTGTGGGTCCGTGATACCGCCCTCCGTTTGCGCCAGGAAGGCATAGAATTGACGAAGATGGCGTTGGACAATACAAAGTACAATGTTATTGGTCATGTCTATACAAATAAGCATATGACACACAATCCATACGAGATGAATATTGGTGGGAAATCAGAGAATATTTCGTGGTTACTCGGATAATACACTATTTATAAAGTAGGGTTTTTATTGGATTTAACTATGATTAGACTAATTGATATTTTGTTGACAGAAAAGTGGACAAAGAAGTATAAAAAGTCTATAAATTGCAGTAATCCAAAGGGCTTCAGCCAAAAAGCACATTGCGCAGCTCGTAAAAAACGTCAACGTGGTGGTAAGACAAAATCTAAACCGGTGTAATATATGACGAAAGAAGAACTAAAACAAATCGTTCGTGAAGAAATTCTTAATGTATTGAAGGAAGAATTTGGTCAAGGATACGGTGTCTCTACCAGTCCTGAAGAAGAAGCGGTATGTCCAACGTGTAGTAAAAACCCATGCGAATGTGGTATGGAAGAAATGGATGAACGTACCGTCGCTCGTCGTGAACCACCACGGAAGATGTCCAAACCACAAATCAAAGGTCGTGATGGTATTGGTAAGAAAATGTTAAAAAGCAAGCGTGCACAATCCTATTTCCGTAAAAAGTTTGGTGACGATTGGAAATCCTATATGTGGGCAGCTGCGACCAATAAAGCAATAGATAAACATGATTAATTATAAAGAATTTTTCACGGAACTATATGATGACCACATCTGTGAAGATTGTGGATGTGAAGATGATGCGGACCAACGATTATATCCAGAAGAATACCCGTATGGTGGATATTCGGTCACGGATAAAGATATAGAAGCTGATGAAAAATTGGTACATCGTATTAATGAATTGATGGCAGTATTGGAAAAAAGTATCCCAACCAGTCCTGATAAGTGGGCGCGGGCAAAAGCGGCAGCACGAGCAAAGTTTAAGGTGTATCCATCAGCATACGCAAATTTATGGGCAGCAAAAAAATATAAGAGTATGGGTGGTGGGTGGAAAACTGGTAAAAAAGAAGAGGTACATTATCCACATAAACGCCGTGACCCGATGGGTCAAGAAGACGCAGACATTAATAACGATGGAAAAGTAGATTTAACCGACAAATTATTAAAAGCAAAACGTGATTTATATAAAAGATATTTGATAGCAAAAAAGAAGGGAAAAAAAGACATCTATTAATATTTGGAGTAGCATATGATTAGATTAGCGGGGTTAGTGACCACACCAGCAATTGGTGATACACCAGTTGGAGCGACCAACGAAGCTGGAGAAAAGTGGATACAAAAAGCAATCAAGAAGCCAGGTGCATTAAAAAAGCAACTGCATGTTCCAGCAGATGAACCTATTCCAGCAGGTAAGTTAAAGGCTGCGGCTGCAAAAGGTGGTAAGTTGGGGCAACGTGCTCGTTTGGCAATGACCCTTCGTAAGTTAAAGGAAGAATTAGGTTTGACCGATGAACAATTGGAAGCAATCCACGCAATCGAAGATAAAATGCTTGACCCTGTTGGTCAAGAAGACGATGACATCAATAACGATGGTAAAGTAGATGCAACGGATAAATACTTAAAACATCGTCGTGATGTTATTAAAAAATCAATGGGTAAGGATGAAAGTATCAACGAAATGTTAGAAGATGATACGGATGAAGAACCATCCAACGAAGGTGATCATGAAGGTAATATGGCACGTGCTCAACTTATGAGTATTAAGAAGTCCACTGAACAATTGTTTAATATGATTGGTGAAGACGAAGGATTGGAAGCATGGGTCCAAGCAAAGATTACCAAGGCAGCAGATGCTATCAATTCCGTATATCATTATATGGATTATGAAAAGAATAAGCATACCACCGCAGGAGATGGTATGGGAGCACCAGCAGATAAAGAACAGGGGAGCATGTAATGGATGCCCGCTCGAAATTTATCTCTACACTATTCAGTAGTAGGGAACAAGCACACATTTTTCATTTACAAACTTCATCCTATGCGATGCATAAAGCATTGGACAAGTATTATAATGGAATTGTTGAATTAATTGACAAATATGTAGAAACATGCCAAGGTCGGCATGGTCTTATCATGGGATATCAACCCGCAAATCAATTTTTAGAGGGTGATGATCAAGTATTAAAATATTTTATGGCCTTACAAAAATTTGTGGACACCAATCGTGGTTCATTACCACAAGATAGTGATTTAAATAATATTGTTGATGAAATTTCTGGTTTTATTAATGGAACCATTTACAAACTTCGTTTCCTCAAATGATTTTATTAAAGGATATTATTTTAGACGAAAAGTATGTACCCAAAGGCAACCTTGGTAAATGGTTAAAGCAAAAATGGGTAGATATTTCTCGGAAAGACCCAAAAACTGGCAAACATCCACCATGTGGCGCATCTGCTGGGAAAAAAGAACGAGGTCCAACGGGGTCCAGAAAATATCCAAAGTGTAGACCCGCTCGTTCCGCAGCAGCAATGTCAAAGTCACAGAAGCGGTCAGCAGTAACAAGAAAACGAAAAGCAGGAAATCCTGGTGGTAAACCAACGATGGTTTCTACCTTTAAAAAGAAATAACACTCTTGACATAGAGATGTACAATGATTAAATTATCAAATATCCTTGAAATGTACTCACGACCAGAAGCAGAAGTCACATCAGATAGTGATTTTAAACCAGACACAGAACACGATAAAGAACGTGGTATGTTTGGTTCCGAAGGTGTGGAAAATGAAGATCATGAAGTATCAATGGCACAAAGTGCATTAGAAGATATTATTAAGAATGCAACCGAATTAAAGGATAAAATTGGCCAAGAAGAAAAAGATATTCCTGCATGGATACAAGACCATATCAGTCAATCACAAAACTTCATCAGTCAAGCAAATACCAATTATCATGAATACGGACAAGAAGAAGATGAATTAACGGAAGGGGAATATTGTCCAGAATGTTTGATAGAAGTTTTAGAAGGATTGCATGAAGGTCAGCTCGGTGAAGCCGAATATCACGGACGTAAGGTTCCTCTTGGGAAGATTATGAGAGGGGATGTCAAAAAGTTCAAGGTATTCGTTCGTGACCCAAAATCTGGGAATGTCAAGAAAGTGAATTTTGGTCACGGTGGAACTTCGGCAAAACGCCGTGGGGAAAAGACGATGAAAATTAAGAAGTATATTCCTTCTCGTCGAAAGGCATTCCGTGCAAGACACCGTTGTGCAACACCTGGACCACGCACAAAAGCTCGTTACTGGGCATGTCGCACGTGGGAATAATATGAAAAAGAAAATTTCACGAGAAGCATCAGACAAGATATTGGATAAAATGGGATATAAGTTTAATCCCACGGAATTTCATCTTGGAATGAATGCAGAATTGGAACATCAAGATGTGACCCACGGTAATGTGGTCCAAACCGCAAAGATAGCTGCAGCACATCTTCGTGAAAATCCTAAATACTATTCGTTATTGATGAAACATGTAGAAAAACCCAAAGCAGAACAAATGGGTGGTGGCGGGGGTGGAGCAGGTGCAGGAATGGGAGCACCGGCAGGAGGTGGTTTAGGATTAGTCGGACAAGGTGGGGTTATTCGTGGGGCACCAAAACCAAAAGATGTTAAAAAGATGCGGAAAGCATTAAATAAGGAGAAACACAATGATTAAGTTAAAAGATATTTTGATGGAAACCTACGAATTAAAAGAACGCCGTGTCGGTACTGGTCGTATTGATGGATTAATGGAAAAGTTAGTCCCAACCTTGACCAAGACACAACAAAAGTCCATCACAGAACTTTACGCTAAATTGACAGAAGGTGTCACAAAAGTAAATGAAATGCAATATAGCATATTTACATATGAAAAGTTTGAAAAGATTTTCAAGGAAGAAGTTGATGCCGTAGCACGTGATTTAATCACCAAATTAAACGAAATTATTACAAAGGGTAAGGATAAACCCAGCGCTCACTTGGCAGAAATGACGGTTAGTGCCATTAGTGAGTTGTGTCTTCTTGATTAACATTTGAGGTATTATGGCCGATACATCATTATTTAGTAGGTTAAAGAAACTTTTTTCTTCCAATACGATTGTTCGTAATGTTGGAGGAAAAAAGTTAAAGATTGCCGACACTGACAACATACAAAGTTTCGTCAATCGTCGTGGGATTGATCGTTATCACCGTGTCTATTCATCAGGCACCGGTGGTTATGGGTCATCTCACGGACGATATGAAGCAGCAGCGGCATTCCAAGGTTCCCGATTACAATTGTTCCGTGATTATGATATGATGGATAATGACCCCATTATCGCATCTGTATTAGATATCTACGCAGACGAAAGTACCATTAAAGATGAATTCGGTCAAATTTTAAGTATTAAATCAAAAAATCAGAATGTCCAAGATATTCTTCATAATTTATTCTACGACATTTTGAATGTTGAATTCAATCTCTGGCCGTGGGTTCGAAACATGGCAAAGTATGGAGATTTCTTTTTATATTTAGACCTTGATGCGGAATATGGTGTGGTGAACGCCGTTCCATTATCGGTATATGAAACCATCCGTATTGAAGGGGAACAACCAGACCAACCATTCAGTGTGCGTTTCAAAATTGAAAATGACTTCTTACTTTTGGGTAAGACTGATTTTGAAAGTTTTGAGGTTGCACACTTCCGTTTGCTATCCGATACCAACTTCCTTCCATATGGAAAAGCAATGATTGAAGGTGGTCGCCGTGTCTGGAAGCAACTCCAACTGATGGAAGACGCAATGTTAATCCATCGTATCATGCGAGCACCAGATAAACGTAAGATTTTAGTGGATATCGGGAATATCCCACCGGCAGAAATTGATACCTTTATGGGTCGTATTATGGACCGCATGAAGAAAACACCATTGGTTGATCCTGCAACTGGTGATTACAACCTTCGGTATAATATGATGAACATTACTGAAGATTTTTATCTTCCAGTTCGTGGTAAAGATAGTGGAACCGACATTCAAAATCTTCCTGGATTACAATTTAATGCTATTGAAGATATCGAATACCTCCGCAATAAGCTCTTGGCTGCATTCAAGGTACCCAAGGCATTTATGGGATACGAAGAAGAAGTCAATGGTAAGGCAACATTAGCGGCACAAGACGTTCGATTTGCACGTACTATTGAACGCATTCAACGTATTATGGTATCAGAACTCACCAAGATTGCAATTATCCATTTATATATCCAAGGTTTCCGTGACGAAGAACTTATTGATTTTGAATTAAGTTTGACTTCACCATCCATCGTATATGAACAAGAAAAGTTAAACTTGTGGAAGGAAAAAGTTGCGGTGGCAAATGATATTCTTGGAACCAAATTAATTTCCCAAGATTGGGTATATCATCATATCTTTGAAATGTCAGAAGATGATGTGAATAAAGAACGTTTAAAGGTAGTTGAAGATGTCAAACGTGGCGCGGAATTAACACAATTAGAACAACCACAGCAACCAAGTCCTGTGGCTGGTGAAGTACCACCCACCACAGAAGAACCAGAAACATCTGAACCAACTGGTGAAGAAGAACAACAAATTGATGATGTAGATACCATTTTAGCTTCGTTGGATGAACCAAAAGAAGAAAGTGAAATGGAAGATGCTGATTTAGAAGAAGCAAAGATGGGACGACCAAAGAAGGGTATGTCGTATGGACAAGATAATCACCCACGAGGTCGTGACCCATTAGGACATAAGGAAAATATGAGTGCGTTGGTTGTTAAAAAACAACGGATTGATAAGAAAAAGTCACCGTTAGCATTGGAAATGCAACGGTGGTTGGATAAAGGACCATTAAATAAAAAACGTAATTCAGTTTTATTAGAAAATACCGAACCAACAGGTTCTTTGTTAGATGAAAGTAACATTTTGGACCTGGAAAACTAAAGTCTTATAAATATTCGTTATATTTAATATATGACGGTATAATATGTCAAAAAACGGAATACATATGAAATCAAACGTCAAGCACAACAAAATCAGAAATACGGGCATTCTTTTCGAATTATTAGTCCGTAAAATCACATCGGATGCATTGGAAAACCGCAATAATGATACTGCGGTCAAACTCATGCGTGAATTCTTTAATTCCAAGACAGAATTGGGTAAAGAATTACTTTTATATAGAGCATTTTTCAATGTACAACAGATGAGTGAAGAAAAAGCGTTCCACTTGGTCAGTATTATTACCGATCAACGGAAAAAGTTAAATGAACGTCTGTTAAATACACAAAAATATAATTTAGTAAAGGAAATTAAAAATCACTATGATTTAAAAGATTTCCTTAACGCACGTATTCCTTCGTATAAGGTATATGCATCGGTGTATAAAGTGTTTGATGGTGCAATTAATGAAATGACGGATTTTACGGAAATTGAAAGTTTAGTTTCCGCAAAATTTACTATAGTAGAACATCTTACGGGTAATCTTGCAAATAAGGAAATCAAAAACGATATACAATTATTTGAAACCATTAAAGGACAAGAAGAAGATTTACGTTTATTATCGTATCGTATTTTAATTGAAAAATTTAACGAAAAATATGCAGGATTAAATGATAGACAAAAGAACTTACTTCGTGAATATATTTATAATGTCTCAAATAGCGAACAAATGAGAAAATACGCAGTTAATGAAGCTGATACATTGATTAAAGAAATCAAATCTAAAATTACTAAAGTTGATAACAAGATTACCCGTATTAAACTTTCGGAAGTTATGACACAATTAGAACGTATTTCTAGTGTTCAGACAATCAAAGAAAATCATATGACCGCGTTGTTAATTGCCCTAGAAATTACCAAAACATTAGACACTTTAAAGAGTTAATCTATGGAACAAGAACAACGCTTTCGTGAAGTTATTCGGCATATTATTAAGCAAGAATTAAAAGAAATGACCACCACCGCATCGGTGGCGGGATATTTGACACCATTTGCATTTCGTGGTAATAAACAAAAGCAAATTGCACGAGCAAAGCACATCGCTACGGATACCACAGGATTTAAATTAACTCCTCGTGGTGAAAAAGATATGAACCGTCCAGCAGATAAAATGGAAACAGTCACAAAAGAATTAAGTGAAAACAAATATTACGAATATAAGAATGATCCTAGTGCAACACCACATCAAAAGATTGCAAAGGCGATTTCTGAATTGAATAGAAATTTACATGAAGTTGAACGAGCATTAAAAATTAACGCACGATTGAAGAATGAATCGGGTATTGCCAGTGAGCAATTATGGAAGCGTACACAACAAGGTTTAATTAAATTAGAATCACGATTGTTAAATATCGCAACTCGTATTCGTGAAATCCGTGGGCAATAATATGCAATCATTACTCGTAGAATACAATGTCATTTCGTATGACACTTCATTATTAACCGAAGCAGCAGATATCTCAAAACCCTTGGTACTACGTGATGTGGTGTTACAACGTGCCGAAGTAAAGAACCAAAACGGACGTATTTATCCAAAGGGTATTTTAGCACGTGAAGCCGCGGCATATAAGAATAACTTCGTGTCGCAACGTAGAGCATTGGGGGAATTAGACCATCCAGAAAGTCCTGTGGTCAATCTCAAAAATGTCTGTTGTAATGTTACCGAATTGTGGTTTGAAGGTGATGATGTAAAGGGAAACATGGAAATTCTTTCTACTCCATCGGGAAATATTGTTCGTGAATTAATCAAGAATAATATCCGGTTGGGGGTATCGTCCCGTGGTATGGGTTCGGTCAAACAAATGGGTGAAAATGCAGTAGAAGTTCAAGATGACTTTAACTTGATTTGTTTTGATATTGTCAGTAATCCATCAACGCACGGTGCATTTATTAACGAAAATACTGGTGGCCAAATCATAACACCATATTCTCGTATTGATGGGTTGATTTATGACTTTTTAGGTGAACTTAAATAGGAGAGTAGTTATGACATGGTTAATTTTGTTACTCGTAGCAGTAGTTGTTGTCGTTTTAGTTGTTCGTAATAACAAAAAAGAAGCAGAAATGTTCGCAGGAAAAATTAAGTCAGTTGCAGATGTAAATCACGATGGTAAGGTAGATTTACAAGATGCAAAGGTTGTTGCTGAAAAAGTTACAACCGAAACCAAGCAAGTTGTAGCAAAGGTAAAAAAGGCAACGGCTCGTAA